TTGTCAAGTCGCGCACCACTTGGTCGGATTGACATCCGGCCCAGTGGAGGAGGATGACGTTGTCATCTCCCGCTGGTCACCACCTAGGTAGACCAGACCGCCTCTAGTAGGGCGGCCTCCACCCGAGCTTGATGCTGACGTGCTCGGGACGTCCAGAACGTTCCAAGTGCTCATCATCAACGCTTGCGACGTCGAATAGGATGGCTCTTAATGAATCGTCCTCCCAAGGTATGGGAGTCCGATCCTCAGGGTTGCCTATGAGACACTTGAGCAAGGCACCTTCTCCTTCGAGATGATCGATAGGAGATTTGGCACGCACGTAGTAGCCCTTGACTAAAGGGCCGTGCGTATTAGGGTCTAGGCGCTGGAAGTTGTATCCCAGTGCCGATTCCCGGCCAAGCACCGGCGAGTCTGGACCCACGTTGGGGAACTCCCGAAGGAGCCCCTCCAGCCATGAGTCGAGATACCGCGCGGTCTGCCATAAACCAGACCAATAGGCCTGGTTGCGCAGACTCACGGTAGAAATCACGCCGATAGCATCCTGCCTGTGTCGCGGAAGAACCTCTCTGACGCGGACAATACTAACGTCCTCGCCATCGAAGTATTCCCGGCCACAAGACTCCCTGAACCTTCCGGTCCAGAAAGACTTGTGCACGTTCACTCTCAAACCGAAGTTCTCGAGCTCGTGAACGACAGGTAGCACATAGTCTCTGGGGACAATAATGTCATCCCCGAAGACACGCACCCGCCCGCGGAACTCTCTCACGAGAGTCTCACGGGAAAGCGGGGTTCTCAACTCCTTTTGGATCGCGACGAAGATGACGGTCAAGAAGACCATCGCCTCCATCGGGAAACATAGAGCTGAACCCATAGACGCAAACTTGGACAAAGGTATTACCCCATGTCCTCGTACAGCAGCCTTTGACGACCTGCAAGCCATTACCGCTCCGTGCAATGCGGAGTGGCGGGCAAGCAAGTTGTCTACATGCTGCTTCGAAACACGATCGGAAGCTTCGCTTAGATCAAGCGTGGCCAAATCACCGTAGAGTGATCCAGCTCGAGCCATTTCCCGATTAGGGTCCTGGTCATCGATTCCGATAGCAGTCCGGAGGAAGTCATCCTCCTTCAACCGCTCGCGAAACGATCGAAAGAGAGCCTGCTGCGTATATTGCATCGCAGTTGGCTCAATCGCGATAATTCGTGGTGTTTTGAGCGTTTTAGGAACCGAGATAACCCTCACGGGCGTCTCGGAACCGGGTTCGACGAAAGTCAGTTCCTCTAGCATCTGAGTTACCCTTTCGGGCCTCTCATTTGCAATGAGGTACTCCTCAGGCGGAAAGTACTGCCTGAGGCGAGACGGCCAGGTTCGCAGATTCCACTTCCCATTGCTGGAAAGTCGATCGGCGACTACGCCTGGACCGTGCTTCGGTACGAGGTTCCCTAGGACGACATCACTGTCAACCTTTAGGAATATCTCGTCGTAAAGCAAGCTCGCGATCCGATTGTAATCCTCCCAATCATGGGGGAACAACCGGGCGTTTGCTTCTCGGACATCGTGCTCACACTGGATGTAGTCCAGCATCGCTAACCTCTCCCGTTCCCTTGAGACGACCTTACGGCCGCCTTTTAGGGGGACGAGTCCATTTCTAGACTCGTCCGGGAGGGCTATCTTTCCGAACATCAGTGTTAACTGACGAACGGAATAGATTGCTTCGATGCAGGGCTTCTCCAGGAGAACCCCACTAGCAACATCAAACACACGTTCAAGGAAACCACCCAGAAAAGGGTGGAGACCAGTACGACGACTCCCGAATCGAAATTCGGTTGCGTCCGAAGGAACGACGAAGCCGCGGTCGAGCCACCTTTCGATGGCTTTTCCGTAGCTCGCCAGGGTCACAGCTAGAAACTGTAACCCCTCGTGTTTGGTGCGACCCTCGACATATTTTATGTCGAGGGCGGCGCTAGTGCAGCATCGCACGGCCAATTCATTGGCCGTGCTGGACCAGAGAGACGTCAGGCTTTTCAGATCCACCCCCGCATGAAGCGGAGGCCGGAACTTCCCTAGCCCTGACGGCACAGACCTACACGGTACCCTGGCGCAACTTGCGGCCCGCGTAGTCCACGACGATGTCGTAGGACTCCGCGTTCCACAGTCGCATCCAGTCCCGGAGCAGTTGGTACACGCCTCTCGGCCCCTCCTCGCGGAGGTAGTCGTACAGGCGGACCGGCCGGTAGTCCACTCCGTTCTCCCCTACCACGTCAAACATTTCGTCGACGTGGAGGAAGTTCAGGGTGTACATCCGGATTTCGAACGAGTGCAGGACCTCCAACACGTTGAGCTGGTAGCTCAGCATGTGGGCGGTTTCTGCGTCGCCGTAGGCCTTGAGGGCCTGCAGCAGTCGTTCGGCTTCGGGGAGGCTGATGTAGGCCTCATCGGGGTGGTTCATTTCCATCTCCTTTGAGGCACTGCCTCGGTTGGTATTAGTGTAAGCCCATACATAAGCCTCCCTCCCACTAGGGGCAGATTTCTGCTCCGTTGAGGAGGGCATCGCCAGCGAGATACAACGCATCGACGAGAATCACGGTGACCACCACTAACTTCTTAGTGATGATGTGATCCGCTTTCAAGTCGGTGCGTCTACGACCGAAGTTCTTAACGACGGGATTGCCGTCAGGGGACTTCGAACGATTCTTCCAGCCATACTTCGGGCCACGAATGTGGTCTTCGTCCGTTTCGGACTTAGAACCACCAATGTGGACACCTTCGTCATGGTCAGGAAGAGCACTCGCTACTCTGCTTGGAAAACTTGAGCGGGCCCTGGCATACTCATATCGAGTCACCAGGGACGCTCTCACCTTCCTCGCCTTGCTGCGAAGTGAACGGGCCCTTGACATACGTCAGGACTCGCCACCCAGCAGCTTGGAGATCGCGGAGTTCGAAGATGCGGTCAGGTTGGTGTTGAAGCCAACCCAGATCGCAAGCGCTTCTGCGTTCGTGAACCCCGCAGCCGGGAGGTCGAAAACCGTGTGAACGGACATTCCGACCTTCACGTTCTGTGAGGTATCGAACGGGTCAGCGGTGATCTTCGAGACGTCGAGCCGAATGAGCCGGCGAATGCGCTTTCCCGACTTGTAGTCGTGGTCGGCGCGCAGCTGGATCAATCCGTCCGCACTCGTGTACCGTGCCTCGTCCCCGTCCACGTGGGTACGTGGGAGGGGCGTGGTGGCACCCGAGATTGTGATGGAATTCGGATCGGGCAGTGACATGGGCATCTCTCCTAGGAGCTAAGTTGGCTCCCATTGACGGTTGACGACGGTACTACAGCCCTAGCTTACTTCCGCCTCGGGTAATTCCCAAGGCTGCTAGGATGGACGCCTGGTAGGCCGAGAGGCCATTCCAGGATAGTCCGAACCCGAAAGGGTTTGCCTTCCGCCGAATTTTGGTCTCTGTTACCAGAGTTACGGCAGAATCGAACCCCCCGAAGTCTCGATAGACGTTGGGGTAAGCTCGAGTATAGGTATCGCTGACGAAGGTGTGCTCCATCATGTACCCATACCGCATGATCAGGCCATCTTCTAACATGTCGTTCACGTTGGAGATTACATCTCCAACGTTACTAAACCAGTCAATGGCCCAGCTCCAGGGCGCAAGGTTCCAAGCGGTTTCGAGATCTAGGTCAAGACCTAGGATCTCTTTCGCAAGGAGAGCCTTCCTACTCATCTCACTCCGGGCATCATACCACGGAGGGAGGTAATAGGTAAAGGCACCCGAAAACCACCGCTTTTGGCGGATGGTACGGGTAACCTTGAGTTCGCTCTGTTGAGTTGGCGTAAGCGCGGGATTTAGGGTACCCCCCTCGGGGAGACCCATAAACGGACTGTTAGTTCCGTAAGCCGTGCTTGTGCTTGTCTCAATTCGTGATGGGAAAGTATAGCGTCGACGGACCACCTTCCCGGCATCTTTCTCGTACTGAGTCAGATACCGGTCAGCTTGGAGAACCTCTGCCGCAAAAGTTCCAATTTCGGAACCAAGCGGCGAGAGTCCAAACTGATAACCAAGGTAGTCGCCAGCTGCAGCCCTTTCGGTCTGCGTACGGCCCCTCCACGTCGCAACAGCTGATTTGGGAATTCCTTCCCTAACCAGCTCAGCTAGTGTGAGGCCGATATTCGCTCTACTTCTAGTGGGCTTACACCTGGCTACTGCAGTCGCACCCAGCGCGTCAAGCTGGGCTGCCGTACTCGAAAGAGACGGCGGGAAACTGTGTAGCCGGGCATCGATGGACCAAGCCGGACCCTGGTATGTATTAACCAGGGAGTTACCGGAACCAATGGATACCTTAGGAGCAGTAACGCTAATGTTGGTTGGATAACCAACAGCGTACTGCTTCTGGGTCCAGAAGTCGCCACCGATGTCCTGGAGAGAATTAGCGTCTTCCAGACGCTTCTTCCAACCGGGATGCTCCTCCGAGTCAGTAGTTTGACTCCCTAACCTCGTAACTCCAGCGCGTTTAACAACGTCGCGCCGGTACTCGACACCATAAAAGTCATAGTATCGAGAGGTGACACGGCCCGCACTTTGCAGTAGCGGGTCGTAGACTCGTTGACGACGAGTCACACCGGGTAACGGGATAGGCATCAGAGCTCCTATAGGTCCAGAGGGTATTTCTCCCTCAAGATGCGTGGGTGATTAATCCACGCGCATGCACTGTCGCCGAGCCCCCCTCGCGGGG